GTTTCTTCAGGCATGGTTATCCTCCATGATAAAATTCTTCTTTCTATACATGCTTAATGTCGTCAGGCTCAAGAATTGTAGCAATGACCTCATCATCATTAATGATGCGTACTTCGCCACCCTCAATTTTAAATCGAGCGCCAGCGTAGCGGCCAATGCAAACCCAATCACCTTCTCCACACCAAGATTGCCCGTCTGGGCCAAATTTGTTTGGATCCTGATATGCAAGAGGACCTACCCTCAAAACATATGCAACCACCGTAGCGAGTGCTTCCCTATCACGAACAGCGTCGGGAATGTGAATGCCGCCATCTGTAGTGGCCTTGCCCATATAAGGCATAACAAGAAGTCTCCAGCCTGTGGGCTGGGGTAATCTCTCTTTTAAGTTTTTGGAAACCAAAGACGGATCGAGAACTTTCTCATCCTTCTTTATATATGCTGTTGCCAAAGTTGCTTCTTTCTGCTTTTTCTGCGAATCCAGTACATGATCTGGAACGTATAGAGTTTTAGTCATTCGTCCTCCGAAGATTGCAGAAGATCCTTGATCTCCTGTTCTGCGAACTCTAACCCCTTTAGTTCTCCGATAAGTTGCCTGTAAGACTCCATGTCTTTAGGGCTACCGTGAAGGATTGAGTCCTGGGTTAATTCTATGCGACCCTGTATAGCTTTTAATACAGAATAAGCAAAGGTCGTTGGATCAGCCATTTACTAAAAAGATCCTCTAAAGTTTTTGCCACTGATAGCTCCGCCGTCAGCGTATTTAATGGGGCCACGTTTTTCTTCTTTCATACCACCACGCATATAGCCGAGTTCATCGACCATGGCTCCACCCATGTTTTTTCCTTCAGCGTCTTTCAAAGCTTTTTGAAAAGCTTTCTCCAAAAGAGGGCCTGTTAGTTCAGCGGCAGTGTTCAAACCAATGCCTTGGACATCAATAACAAAGTCCCGTTTTTCCGCGTCGGTCATTTTGTTGTCTTGAACGATAACCTTTTTTTCTTTTTCTGCCATCAGAAGGTTCCCTTTCCACCGTTGTCGTTGTAGGTGAACCCTTTTACTTGAGCGGGTGGGGTTCCCTTAATACGAGCCATTCCACCGTCAGCCATGTTCATCATGTCTGCATCGTTAATCCTTTTGGCTTTCTTCATAAGACCGCCAGCTTCACGCTCTGACATATACATCTGTTCAGCCATCTGGTCGGTCATGCCACCGTCTCGCATACCGGGAGCCATCTCTTCCAGCTCTTCCATCCGTTCCGTGGGTGCATCCTCTTGCATCTCTCTCAACGCTTTTAACGCACGGCGACGATCCGCGTCTGAAATTGTTCTGCCAGACTCATCCAGCATCTTCTTTGCACGGCGACGATCCGCGTCTGAAATTGTTTTGCCACTAGCCATCATTTTCTCCTTCGTTTAACAGACTTAACTCTACGGGGCTTACCAGCCGGTTGACCCAGACGTTTTTTCTGAGAAATCCTAGACCTCTTCTCAGACGAGGTTAGTTCCTTGGCCGTCTTAGGTGTCTTCTTGGAAACACGTTTACTCGGCCTGCAATAAGGTGTTCCTCTTTTTTCGCCTTTCTTTCTTCCGCAAGGCTTACCTGTCCTTACGTCAACCCAATCTTCCTTAAACCAACGCTTGAGAGCCGCCCCCTTTTTTGTCTTCCGAACAGCCATCAGAATATCCTGACTTGTCGCCCACCGTGCTTGGACATCACCGCCCCGCACCCGTTAGTCTTAACTGTCATTCCACCTTTTGCACGTTTCGTCTTGTTACCCCAGTTCTTAGCACCAACTTTTCGGCACTTGGCTATGGCTCCTGACGCATACGCAGACGGAAACACTTTGTATCGAGCTTTAACTTTTCTATAACAAGCGTCCTTAGTAGCCATCAGCACTTCCACCTTCTACGAGCTTGCCTGATCCGAGAGTTAGGATCATTCCGGGTTTTGGCAGAGCTTCTTTTCAACTGACCAGCAGACCTCGCGCAGTAACTTTTTCTGCGTTTTGCGGCCTTACTTCCCTTCTTAACTTTTCCTGTAACAGCAGTTTTAAGTTTGGAGCCAGGATTGGCTTTACGATACGCGGCAACACCCTTCTTCGTCATCCCAGCACCTTTGCTGGTTTTACGATAGTTGGCACCCTTACCTGTTGTGGTGCGACGAATAGGTTTTTCGCGTTTTCTAGCCATTTTGTTTCACGTGAAACATCACTGTTTCTCACTATATAAGTTATCAAATGTCACTGACGGATCCATATAACTACCGTCTGATTCTGCGCTGTGTGTCCACTGACTCGGTTTAAAGTCAGGGGCTCCTTCTCCTGTCTCCCACAATGCGGGACTTGTTGCTCTAACTCGGTTATTAGGTAGAGCTATAATATTACCTGTCCATTTCCCAGCATCTGTAAGTTCAATTACATGACTTTGTTTATGCTGTGCGGGATCATCCGAAATAGAAGATCCTGTATAATCAACAGTAAACATATACTTACCTGTATAAAACTCCCCGTCAATCTTACAAACCCAAGGACTCGAACTAGTCCTATCATACCGTATGACGGAATGATCCCTGGAGCTACAATCCCAAGGTTGAGCGTGATGGGTAACCATTCTTTCTGGCCATTCCTCCAATGGACTGTCTGCTATAAGAGCCGTAATTGGCATTCTGGCCCACATAGCACCTCCGTGAACATTCTCTTCCTCTGTATCGTCACTTTCACAGCCCGTAAAAATAAGCTGAAAACTTAAACAGCGATCTGGAATAGTATTTACCGAGATAGCCATCGCGTGAAGATACTCCCCATGATACTTTTCATGGTTGTATGTAAATTCTTTTCGCACCCAGCAATGAAAATGCGGGATGTTGCTTTGAAGATATGGCATTACTTGCGCCGAACACCGCCACGAGCATAACCCTTCTTCTTCATATTGGCTCCGCCTTTAGCGTAACCTTTTTTCTTTTTCATAGCGGCACCGCCGCCCATCATTTTCTTGCGAGTACCGCCTTTTGTTTTTTTCTTCTTAGCCATTTTATTTCCTCCAGTTAACTGCTTAGAAGTTTGTGCGCGAGATATTGCCATTAAAAAACCTTGGTAATCTTTCCGTAACCACCTTTTCTGTCCTTGTCTTGTGTCAACAGACCTGCGTATTTGCTTACTTCCGACATAATACTTGGAGTTTTGGAACCAGCAGCTTTTCTTAAAGCTATTGCCATTGCTCTATCAATGGAAGACACATCGGGATTGGTTACTTTAGATGCTCCTCTGGAAGTTAAGTGAACTTTACCCATCTTTCTAGCCATCAGAATACCCTCGTTTTACTAGCCATACCGCCATCGTTGCGTTTAACGATTTCTTTCGCCGCTTTCTCGGCCATACGAGAACCCACATCAACCTCATCGGGTTCCGTCATTCTTCCAACCCGTATACCCGCTTTAAGAATAGCCGCCTTCGGGGACATCATGCCCATGGGTCCTTCTCTTAGTTCCTCCGCAAGAACGGCGGAAGGTAAGGTGGTTTCAAACCCGCGTTTAATAGCCTTGCTTGAATAGTAAGGCTGTCCGGGTTTTACAGTTATCTTCTGTTTTTTAGGTTTAGGCGCTTTCTTTTTCTGAGCCTCTAGAGTGCTTCCCATCACAATTTACTCCCTTGGCGGGCCTGTTGTTCCATACGCTCTCGATTAACCTCGGCACGCAATAAGGCAATATCTTCCTGAGAGTCGATCTTGTCTTTTACAAGATCCTGTCGTTCCTCTTCCTTACGTTCCTCAAAGTTCTGCTTAACAGCAAACTCTTCCGCCTTGCGCTGAACATCAGCCGCCTTGATATCAAGTTCCTTGGAACGAAGCTGAACAAGAGGATCAACCTCACCCTCTGGCGGAGGCATCAGAGCCGTCATTACCTCTTCCGTGTATTGTGCAATAAGTTCTGCGACACGTGCTTCCATGTCCACTTGCGGAGGCTGCTGGCCAAGTTGAGCGGCCTGTTCCATAGCCATACGCATTTCTGCGTCAGCTACACCTCGCGCTTTGAAAGCAACGTGTTCACAGAGATGAGCCTGAAGCAACGCAAACACAGGCGGAGAAGACGCAGGGATTGGTGTCTTCATAAAGATTATGTGTGCTGTGATATGTGCGTCATGATCCTGAGTCGGGAATGCTTGCAAGGTTTCTTGAATAATTGACTTAGCATTCTCAATTGCCGGATCCGTAGGCTGTTGCGGTTGGGGGGTCGGCAGTAAAGCTTCAATGTTATGCACTCCTATAGCCTCATAAATACGGCGATAGGCTTCATACAGATTATGCATCTGTGGGTTGCTCTGGGCGAGTTGAAGCTGGGTCTGTGCTAACGCAAGACGCTGAGACATCGAAAAGATATTCGGATCCGAAACGGGGATTACATCAACCCGCTCGTCAAAATCCATCTGTTTGATGCTTGCTTCCGCTCCATACACATTATAGGGGTACATCGGAGGGAGTGATTCAGCGAACACACGACTCAGCATCCTAAACTCTTGTTTCTGTGCATAATGCAGTCTTTTGTGTATGGCTGACATCACCTTCGAGCCGCGTTCCAAGAGAGCGACTGTTGTTCCTACTGCGGCTTGTTGATTTCCGTCTCCAACCTGCATATCAGCAATAGCCGCAAACCTTCGACCAGCATCCACTACAAAACCAAGAAGAGCCATCAGGGTTTGGCTAGGCTCCTTATAGGGAAGAGGCAGAATACTTTCCCGCAAAGCACCACCAGGGACATCAATATCACGGAACTCACCAGGAGCGAGAGGCTCATCAGCATCACGAATACGAATACCACGAGCTTTAAAGCCAGCGGGAAGATTAGCAAGTGTCCCAGCATCTATCAGTTGCCTTAAAATAGAAGTTGCGGAACGACCTAGACCACCAATCATGTGGAGAAGACCGAAACCATAAAAACCAAGACCCGGTAAAAACTTGTAATGAGAAAAGTATTGGGTCTTTCGGTAATACTCGTCACCATCACGCCAGTTACGACGAACTGAAAGAACTTTTGAACTTCCTTCGTCTATTGTAACTATGTAAGGAAGCTTGATACCTGTGCGTTCACCATCTATGGGGTTAACGTGTTCAAAACCCGGAAGGTCTAAGTCGGTATGAACTTCGAGAATTGTGCAATCCTGATCATCAGCGCCTGTCTTCTCTACGCCCATCAAGCTGCGTTCTTTCTCTCTTAATTCATCGTCCGAATCATAAGGAGAAAGTTCAATGTCTCGATAAAAACCAGCCGCCTGAAATTTACGAACATCATTCGTATTCATTCGGATCAAGTGTGTAATGCGAGAAGCAGAACTTAAATCAGTGGCATTATAAGGAACATAAAGATCATCTGCGGGGACAAATCGAGAGACGGCTCTGTCCAAAATGTCGTCAAAGTAAACTTTCTTGAAAGCACTTCCCGCTAGCGGAAGATAGAACAACAAACGATCCATCTCTGGATCATACTCATCCATAACATGCGTTATCTGGTAGTTCATAAATTCCTGAACGCGACGAGCCTGCATTTCAACTTCAGGTGTCGCTGCACCGACAACCTGAGTGCGAACTGGGCCAGAGCTAGGAAGAAGTTCTTTATAGGCTTGGGCTTGAAATTGAGTAACCGCTTCTGCAATAAGGGGATGTGTTACACCACTGGATCCTCGAAAGGGTTCCTCACGGTTTTCATATTTGATGCCTAGAAGTTCAAGACCTTCTGTGTAAGCGTCTTCCCAATCCTGGCGCCCACTTTTGTCATCTTCGTAATAACCGATAAGTTCTGAGGCAATCTCCATCAGAACTCTTTCGTCCATAATTTCAGCTAGGTTTGCATCTGGTTCGGCCTGAAGTTCTTCCGTAACCATTTCCTCAAAATTCAAAATAACGGAACCATCTTCTTCTTCCGTCATTTCTGTAGGTTCTTCAATTTCTTCTACTTCAATTTCTTCTTCCATATCCCCCATGGGCATACCTTGAGCGGGCATTGAAGTATCAATCAAAGAAATAGGTTCCCTAGCCATTATTTACTCACTTTCTTAAACTTTTCAAAAGTCCGGAGGCCCCCCAATCCGAGCATTCCCATGAGGACGGGCATCATTTGACTCATATCCATCGCCGGTAAATCCACGAGATGACCTGTTTGTGCCAGTACAAACTGTAAAACAGGGACAACTACGTAGGTCCATGCAAGTGCAATCCCGCAGGACCAGCCAATAAAGGGGCGCCAGCCTGCCACGAAGATGGAACGGTGAGCCGCTTCCTGTTTATTGATTTCTAATTGAGCTAAATCTATCTTAGCGAGGTGTATTGAAAGCTGTTTTTCAATTTCTCGTTCAGCTTTGGCTCGAGCTTCTTTGTCTTCAGGCAAAAACCTTCCCACAACGTCTGTAACGGTGGGTAGGAGCGCCGAAACTAAAGAAGCAATCATTTTAAACCCTCTTTCGCAATAAAATTACCACAAAAATAAAAAAATACAATGTCAAGTCTTGTTTTCTAGTCTTTCTATTCTTTTTTCCAGCGTTCGGACGATGTGAAACAGCCTTTCTTGGCGTTCATCCGTCCGAGCCATAAACTCTGCCGACTCTTTTGTCGCCTGACTTAACTTATCAGGCTGTAAAATGCCCGTTATGACCGTTAATTTGTTCTCAACAACGGTTAAACGAGTCAAAATAGAGTCAGAACGGTCTGACTCTACCTTAACGGACTCTTCCAACCGTCCAACATCGGAAATTATCGCCTTCAATTGATTTTTAGCAACACCCCAGGCTGTAGCAAGGCTGGCAATAACTCCACCAATCGTCAATATCAGGCGATAATCATCCATGAGATCCCTTAAATGATCCCTTTTTCTTTAAGAATGAAAGCACCAAAGCCAGCTACCATTCCTGCTAGCACAACCCAAAAATTATCAATAAGAATCCCAACGCCTACAACGCCAAGACCCAACGCCGCATACGTTGAAGGTTCACGCATACGATCTGCAATCCATTTTGTCATGGAATACTCCTAATAATATTGTCGAACTTGTGGACGGAACGTAGGTTCGTCTTCTTCTTCGTCACTGTCAAGACGAAGAAAGCCCCCTTTACGGTATCTGATAAGTGCCATAGACATACTGTCGCAGTAATCGTCATGTTCTCCATTTGGAAACGCTGCACACTCGTCAATAACCTCTTCCGAAAACTTTCTTTCGGGAGCCCACACCTTTCCAGATTCAAATATTGGAGCCACCATGTGCATCCGGGTGTGCTTGTCTCTACCTTTTGAAGGCGTGTAGTTAACAACGGGAATACCCATCGTCCGCAATTCATCTGTAAGAGGTGTTCCGCTGGCTTTTGCCTCGATCAACACCATGTCGGGCTCCCAGTATTTGTATTCTTCCATAGCGTTTGACTTCAGTTCGGGAAAGTCCCAGCGTCCACGCTTGGCATCCATAAGAATCAAATTGTCTG